AAGCTAAGTTCAAAGCTATATTTAAAGCTATATTCAAAGCTAAGTTCAAAGCTACGTTCAAAGCTAAGTTCAAAGCTACGTTCAAAGCTACGTTCAAAGCTACGTTCAAAGCTACGTTCAAAGCTAAGTTCAAAGCTATATTTAAAGCTATATTCAAAGCTATATTCAAATAATTTGGGATGGCAGAATATATTTCTTGAAACAGATTGTTATTCATGGATAAATTATTATTCGTTTTACGAAGCAGCACAAATAATAACCAATGAGAAAGTTGAAGGCTTAAATGATATCTTACATTTACTTTCGTTACAACCTCATTATCCAATACTATTAAGTGGTTTGGTAATTTGTAGTAAAAAACCACAAATTGTGCTTAGAGATAATAATGATGAGTTACATAGTGAAACTCAGGCAGCTATTCAATACGGATCAGGTTTAAAATGGTTTTTTGTTCATGGTGTTTCATTTGAAGAAAAGGAATTTAATCAGTTCATATTATCAAAACCAAAGGCAGAAGAGATATTAGCTATTGATAATGTAGAAAAACGAGTAGCAGTATTAGAAGTACATGGTTATGATTCTTTGTTATCTATGGGTAAGTTAATAGATTCTTATGAAACGCATCAACGAGGCACCAATCATAAAGTTACATATAAGCTTTATTCGTTGAAAGATTATCCTGTTAATCTCATCTACGGTGAATGGTTTGAAAAAGGGAAGAAACAATCATTTGTTGAGACCATGCCACAGCATATTAAGACATGCAGAAAAACAATAGCTTGGAGTTTTGATATGACAGAAGAAGAATATTGGGATAATTTGGTAGTTGAAACATAAAACAGGTGATGAATGATGGATAACTTTTCAGAAGTCATAAAGATCATTGAAGGAGGGCTTGAAGGCAACAGAACAAAGGTGATGATGAATGATGGAATATAAAAAAGATACAGAAAAAATCTGTAAGAATAGTTGGATGAACAAAATGTCTCCAGAACAAAAAGAAGAATGTGAAAATACTTGTAATTGTTCAGATTGTGGATACTTTTGGAGCTGTTATGTTTGGGATGAAAAATGAAAACATTTGTGATAGGAGATATTCATGGAAGATATGAAGCATTAAAAGAATGTCTATTAAAAGCTAAGTTTAACTTTCTAAATGATAAACTAATTGTACTTGGAGATATTGTTGATGGTGGTTATAATACAGATAAAGTTATTGAACTGCTATTGAAAATTCCAAATTTAAAATTTGTCCTCGGTAATCACGACCTTTGGGTTATAGAACATATCAAGAATGGTTGGAGCGAAGACATATGGCTCGGACAAGGCGGTGCCAACACTTTAAAATGTTATGGTGGACGAGTTGTTAAAGAAGGTGGAATGTATAAAGATGATGTTATATTAGATGGTAGTAAAATTAATATTCCAGTAACACATCAGGAATTATTTAATAGAGGAGTGTTTTACCATATAGAGAATGATATGTTATTTGTTCATGGCGGATTTAATATAGACAAAGGCATCGAGAACACAGATAAACACGAATTAGTATGGGATAGAGATATAATTAAGTATGCTCAAAAGAATAAGATACCAGGCTATAATAAAGTGTTTATAGGCCATACAACAACACAGATGATAAATAACAAAACAGACCCAATCAAATTAAATAACTTATGGATGTTAGATTGTGGTGCAGGGTGGAATGGTAAACTTTGTATAATGGATATTAATACAGAAGAATACTGGTTAAGTAAAAGACAAAAGAAACCATAATTATTTGTTCTTTCTCAATATAATGGAATCTGATATTCCAAAAGAAATAATTATTTCATCACTATCATTCCAATTAAGTAATTGCCGTAATGCTTTTGGTATAGATATGTTAGCTTGACCATTTGCTTTATTTACCCTTAGTTTTGTTGTTAGTACCATTTTTTATCTGTTCTAAATTATCATATAATAATCCCCATTCAGGAGTTGATATTCTAGCTGTGGTATTCTTTTTATTAACTGGTTTCAAAACATAATTTTTGGTTGTGATATTATTAATCTGTTTAACTACAAAAATCTCTCCATTATGTTTATCTCTAAATTTGGATCCTTTTCGTATCATTTTTTCTTTCTCATAGTTATAAAATCAAATATCATTATAAAAAATTCAACTATTTCTTCCCACATATTAAACCCCTTGTTTATCGTCCCAGATAATGATATGCTCTCTTGGTGAAAATATAAAATCATTCACTAAACAATATCCAACAACTTTTGGTGAATTTTTAATGATTTGTTTTCTTGTTGTGCCTTCTGGCATTATATATACAGCACTCTTTGGATGTTTGCTTACTATTTGTTTTATCTCTTCGCTATCTTCCTCACTACTATATACAAACTTATAACAGGATTTATGTGGTAGAAAACTTTTTAAAGCTTTCTCATTGATTCTCATATTATCATAAGTAACATTTTCCTGATTACTACTCACTAACTTAGGACTGATATTAAACCAATCTATTAATAATGATATGTTAAGTGTGGGTTTAATTGTACCATTAGTTTCAACCTCAACATAATATTTAGAATTACGTTCATATAATTCTTTAAGAAATTCAAATATAAAGTTCTGATACATTAATGGTTCTCCACCAGTTAATACTAAGTGGTTAGGTCCATCTCTATGATGTAAATATTTAGCCAAACTTTCTGGCGTATATGAGTCGCATTTGTCTGCACCAGATACAACAGCATATGGAGTATCACAATGTTTACCATTAAATTTACACCTTAAATTACAACCCCAAAATCTTATGAATGTTACTGGTTTTCCTAAGTGTTTTCCCTCTCCCTGCAGTGAGTCAAAAATTTCTACTATTTTTATTTTGTTTATCATTTTTATCATATCATAATAGACGGATACAGTCTGTACTGTTCCTCAATAGTTTAATCTGTGTAATATACAACAAGTTTGGTTAGATTAACATCATTGATTTTACCTTCTTTGATGTCGCTCTCTAACTCATAAAAATCGCTGTACACCTTTACATTGGTTTTTTTCATTTTTTATCGAATTTAATGGTTAATTTATTTTGTTGCCAATAATATGTGTACCAACCCAATGGAAAAATTAATACGGTTACAATGAATCCAAATCTACCTAATAGTATTCCAAATAAAAACCATAAAATATGTGTCCTATTCATATCATTTCTTAATTTCATTTTTATCAGTTACCAATAAAACCATTAATATACATAACACCACTAATATAAAACTACTTGCTACAAGTAATTCAGTCATATTTTTTGATAAAACATTTAATAATATGATTGCTGGAACAGATAATAATAATCCTAATCCAACACCTTTGATTAATTCATTTAGTATTTTATTCTTCATCTTTCTCCTTCCAATCTTCTGGGATATATATTTGTTTACAACAACCATCACAACCATGTGTGAAATATCTATCTGGACTAAAGACAGTATGTCCAATATTATGTGAACATATCCATTCTAAACGGCCATCTTCTCTCCATGATAAATTATCAATGGTTACTCCTGAATTCCTATTTATTTTAATAAATATATTTACTATCTCTACTTTGGTTAGTCTATTGAGGTTCTTCATTATGAGTAACCTCCCATTCTACACATTCTACTTTAATGTGACCATTTAATTTTTCCAGACAACCTGCTGTTGTATTATATGGTGATATATTAATCATTTCTATAGTCTTTTGTCTTGTGTCTTCACACATCTCATCTAAGTCTGTTGGTGATAAATATAATTCTACACCAGCCATCTTATAATTAACACATTTTTGTTCTGGAACTGGTGGCGGTGTTCGACCACAACCAACTAATAATAAACTGAATATGAATAATAGAAACAACTCCTTTTTCATTTAAAACCCCTCCCAAACACTTGTTTTAATGTTTTTAAGCATAATATAGTAATGTTAAATCAATATATAAACTTTGTTATTCTTTATATAAAAAATAAAAAAAGGAAAAAAATAAAACTATTTGGTGTCTTTAACTGCTACAAATCTTTTAATGTTAAGAGATTTAAATGATGGAACTATTGGAAATGTCATCATTGCAGTATTGTAGAACATTGCTGTACTTTCCATTCCGCCGTTTTTACCCATTATCTTCCAACTCTCAATTCTCTTTGGAGATAAAAAGGTTGTCTTAAACAGCTTTACCATTTTGTTATGTTCGATATCTCTGTTATCAAACCATATCCTGTAGAAAGCGCCAACTGGTGTTGTTTTCCAAAATATATTGGATTTGGTATATATACCAAAAACATCTTCCATAAATCTCATAAAATACGCCATTGTATTTATATCAGTTTTATCAAATGTTTTGAAAGCCTTTACAATTGACCTACTGGTGCCTCTATAACCACCACAAAATGCATTTTGTTTTTTAGCGGCCATATGACAACAACCTATAGTTTTAGCTGATATTTTAGAACCACCATAAACACTACAAGGCAGTTTCCTCAACATCTCATCACCATACGGAATCGTTTCCCAATATATTTTTAGGAAATCACTTCCTGACTGTTTTACACCAATATTCCAAATCTCAAATATTTGTCGTTCTTCTTCAAGAGACAAGTCTTTGTATTGAGCAACCCAAATATTTATACTAAATGATTTGTCTTTCTCAATCATTTGTTCTATTGCCATAAACCTATGGTTACCATTCACAATTCTTGATTTGCCGTTTTTTAAATTTACTGTAAACGGTGCATCAAAATGTGAACCCTGCTTTAAATTAGACATAAGGTTGTTTACTACTCCCACTCTAATTTTTCTACGACGTTTTTTGTCAGAAATAAAGTCACTTATTGTTGTCGCATCTATGGTCTTAAGCTTCATAACATACTTCAGCTTAAGGCTATTACTACTCTTTTCTTTGGCTTTTGCCATTTGTGTTTTACCCCCGGATGCTTAATCTTTTATAAGATATTGGCTTCCTTTTAAACTATCGTCCTATACAGGACTATATATTATAAAGTTGTATCACTATATAAAATTTACGATTCATTTAGAAATAAAAAAGACGGGGAGTAAGTTTGGTTTGGAATCCTGGGCTTTGACACCCAGGATGGTTGAGAGGAACTCCCTATGTCTTTAGTATAAAAGAGGCGAGTGGTATTGTCCAATTCAGCAGTTGAGTTTTTGAGGAACCACTTATGCCTTCAATAGGTTAATAATAGTATCTTTCTCTAATGTTTCTGGTGATAAATCTATATCACAATCTTCTTTGTTATCAACTAATAAATTTAGGTCTCATGAACATTTTCTTTCTTATATAAATGTGGTTGTTTTTTCAATAAACAAACACCAACACTTGCAATGTCTTGATATCATATGCATCTATATCAACCAATATAATCAGGCCTTTTATTTGATATGTCGTTTTTAACAAATTTGGTTGTTTCTTGAACTGTCATAATTTTAAGTTTAAATATTTTCTCCAATTCATCTCTTCGTTTTAATAGATATTTATTATCATCTGTTGTCGTATATATAATAGTGTCGTCGTCTCCTATTTCATCAATAGCTGTTATAACACCTGATATATATTCTGCTAATTGTTTCTTGTTATATTTGTTGGCTTGAGTTTTATTGATGATTCCTTTTTCTCTTAATATATTTAGATTATCTTGAAGTTTATTAATAGCTTCTCTATGTGCTTCTTCTAATGCTTTTAAAGCACTTTCTTTATTGTTCATCATATAATCTAATAATTCTGGTGTTAGTTTTGGCATCTTATATATAGTAATATTGTATCACTATTTAAACTTTGTTAATGCGAACTGAGGGAATCGAACCCCCTTGTAGTTGGTATCTTCAATTATATAATTGTGGAAGCCAACCGCGTACCAATACGCTAAGCTCGCAGTTTATCAATATGTGTTTTTATAGCTGCTTTAAGTTTAGGTACAGATTCTTTATTTATAGATATAACCTTTCCATTAGCTGTAATTCGCTCTTCATCATTTTTATAATCATATGTTCTTTGAAAATGACAATGACATTTTCCACAAGTATGACTATATGTTGAAATACCAGGACCGTGAGAGTGCATACTACCAAAAACATCAGATTTTTTTATTGAGCCACATTTTGGACATGGCATCTCCCAGTTATCCATTTTTAATCATCATCTCCATCATTTAATTCATAGAAAGGAATTTCTAGGAACTTCATCAGTATGCAAATCAGTTCCCATGAAACTCTAATCCCATGAAACTCTTTCTTATTTTTCCTTAATTCTTTGCCTTGAGCCCTTATCTTTTTCCAATTGACCTTTTCCTCTCCCTTATGAATTTGATAGGTTGCATTATCAAAAGTTAATGTTCCCTTACCTCTATGAAAAGCTTGATGACAGGTTTTACAAATGGTAACACAATTTTTCATCTTATCTTCACCATTATTCTTTTTAAATTTGATATGGTGAATAGTTAATTTACTATCAGGATATTCGCAGTTTTCATTTCTACATTTAAATTCATCTCTTTGCAAAACAGAACATTTAACAATGTACCTTGCGTAAATTTCTGCTTTCAAATTTGGAGTTAAACTTTCAAGACTGTCGTTTGTCCAGGTACTAAAATATCCTTCTTGTGATTTAATCACCCTATATAGTTCATAATTCTTTTTAGTCATTTTCTATCGGTAATTCGTGAATTATACTATTTAGTGGAAGTTCATCCTGCCACCATTTATGTAAATCTAATCGTTCATATAATTCATTTAATGTTTCCATTGAATGGAACCCGCCGGACTTGAACCGACACCAACTGGACTTCAGCCAGTCACTCTCCCAATTGAGCTAGAGTTCCGTGGTGGGGCTATCCGGATTCGAACCGGAATTATCAGTTCCAAAGACTGATGACATTAACCTGTTAGTCCATAGCCCTATATTAACCTATACTCATTTTTATTTTCTTCATACATTCACAATCACTTTCCCAAGTTGAATATGTTTTTCCACTTTGTTTTTCATCTTTTTTAAATGGTTTTTTACAATGAAAACATCGTGGCGTTCCACCATTTAAAATGTGTTGTATTTCTGTTTTTGTATCTTTTGCCATTTCTTTTTGTTGTTCATTCATTTTAAAGTACCATGACATCCTTTGATTGTGTCTTCACAAACCTTTTCACCATGCATTCTTCCATTGTGTTCCTTACAAAAATATTTACCACAATCTTCACAAAGCATTGTATTTTCCTTTCTACAAATTTCACAAAACTCGTTAGGGTGGATGCCCCTATTTTTAAATAGGGGAGGAAACCCGTAACTTTAACCTCTTTTTTAGTATCTTTAAAAAGATACTTTTCTCTTTGACATATCGCAGGGCATCGCCATAACTTTCAACTGCTTTGATGCATATTGCTTCTGTCTGCTCTTTGACATATTGCAGGGCATCGCCATAACTTTTAACTGCTTTGAGGGATATTGCTTCTGTCTGCTCTTTGACATATTGCAGAGCATAACCATCACTTTCAACTGCTTTGATGCATATTGCTTCTGTCTGCTCTTTGACATATCGCAGGGCATCGCCATGACTTTCAACTGCTTTGATGCATATTGCTTCTGTCTGCTCTTTGACATATCGCAGGGCATAACCATAACTTTCAACTGCTTTGATGCATATTGCTTCTGTCTGCTCTTTGACATATCGCAAGGCATCGCCATCACTTTCAACTGCTTTGATGCATATTGCTTCTGTCTGCTCTTTGA